GCCCCCCGCGCGCGGGCGGGACGAACAGCGCCGGCGCGCGGGTGGGAGACCATGGGTCAGACGACCTTCAGGCCCTCCTCGTCGGTCAGCAGGACGTAACCGTCCAGGACCTCGAGGTTGTACTCGTACACGGTGAGTTCGCCCACCTTGTACGAAATATCGCTGCGCTCGCCCAGCTCCAGACGCTTGAAGACGTAGCGGCGCTGCTTGCCGGTGGACACGTCGAAAAGATCGGCCACGCCCACGAGGCCCTCGACCTTACGGGAGGTCGAAACCTCCATGCGGGTGATCGAGGACGTGCCCGCCGTGACCTTCTCAGTCTTCAGAACACCCAGGTAACGCTTCAGGAGTTCCAGCTTGGACTCCAGGAGCGAGGCCTTGAACGTGGTCGAAGACTCGGACATGTACGTGCGGACAACGCCGTGACCCTGATGGCCGCGAACCTTGTCCACGGAATCAGACATGCCCAGGCCCATGCCGTCCTCGGAAAGCCAGCCCACATCGATCATGCCCGCAGGCATGGCCGTGGTCAGGTTGGTGATGGTGGAAAGGTCGGTCCCAGCGGGACCGAGCCACAGCGTGTCCTTCTCGGACCCCGCCATAAACGCGAGATCAGCATTAGTCTTGCTCATGCTGCAACTCCTAACTTTGCGGTGACTTGGTACGTCGCCGTGTAGCGACGCAGGTCCGTGTCGGGGTCGGGCAGCTCCGCCGGAGCGGGAGACTGCACGACGGCCACGGGGCCGTCCGCACTCGGGAGAGCGTGAACGGCATCCCCCACGCGGCGGGCAAGCTCGCCCGCCCACCACGAGGTGGCCGCGTAGGAGTCGATGGTGATCTGGGCGGTGTACAGCACCCGGTCGTGCTGACCGGGGCCTCCCGTCGCCAGAACGAGGACGTAGGGATGCGGGTCCTCCTCGGTGGAGGGGCGCACGCCGCCCACCGTGGTGCCCGCCAGCTCGCCCTCAAGGCCCTGGACGACACCAGGGGTGTTCAGGTAGTCGATCACCAGCTTCTGGAGATCGGGGAGTGGGTGGCTCATTGTTAGCCCCTTCCTACGGCGCGCTCCAGCACGTGGTCGCGCGCCTGTCGTTTGCGTGCCTTGTACGTCTCTGGGAGGACGTAGGCGCGGGCGCGGTCCTTACCGACGCGCACGCCCGAGGTGAAGCCCTCACCGGCGCGTGAGGCGACCTCCGCCGCCTTCCTGGCGAGCAGGGCCTGCACCTCCGACCCCTTCAAGATGGCCTCCGCCGTCCGCTTGTTCGGCTTGAATCTAACGCTCACGCGGGGCCTCCTTCCTGAGTCGCAAACATACCCCCAGGGGGTACCCTACCAGGGAGCCGACCGGCTCCCACACGCCACCACGAAGACGCACCCGATCACCAGGCAGGACAGAAGCCGGAGCCTCGTCCCGATTATCCCAGTAGACCGTCACGTCCTCACGCGTCCCGTAGTCCTCGCCCGTGCCCTCGCGGTTCTCGGACTCCGTGGTGGCAACCAGGACCGGGGCCAGCGCGATCTCCTGAACGTCGTGCGCCCTGAAGGCGACCCCCAGGGGGTCGCGCTTCGGCTCCGCACGACGCAGGAGCACCGCCTGCTCCTTCCAGGCCTCCATGACGCTCACGAGCGACCCCCAAACAGAGTGTCCGCCGACCCGAAAAACGAGGCCGTAGCGCCGTTAATGTCGTCCCGGTCCTGCCTCGTCAGGAACATGTCCCCGCTCGGAGTTGACCACGACGTGGACATGGTGAACGGGCCGGTCGTCTGGGTGACCTGGGAGGCATCCCCGGCCACGCCCGCCGGACGCTGACGCAGAGCGCGGGCCACGACGCGGCACACGACCGCCACCCGCACCGACTCCGGCGCGCCCTCCCAGCCCGCGCAGCGGTGCCGGATAAGGTCGCTCGCGTCCTCCAGGAGGACCTGAGCGCGCGCCGGGGCCGCGTCCACCACCCGAAGGTCCTCGGGCGTGAGACGGTCGCGCAGATCGTCAAGCGTGGCGAAGGCGAGGGCGGTCACGTCAGACCAGCTCCTCGTCGGCCTTCTTGCCGGACTTCTTGCCGGACTTCTCGTCCCCGGCCTCAGCCTCGGGAGCGATCAGACCCAGGTCCTCCGCACGGGCCGCCAGCTCGCGGACCTCGCCCGCCAGCTTCTCGTCGGTAACCGTAGCCGACCCCTCGATGAACTGGACATTGCCCGAGGTCAGGACCAGGAGCAGCTCAGGGTAGATGCTTGAGTAGATGTTCACGGTGTGTTCTCCTCGATGGTGGACCGGCGGCGGGGCCGATGCTCAAGGCCCCGCCGCCGGGGACGATCACGACAGCTTCAGCTTGCCGTGGTGCATCTCGGAGCCATAGGACAGGCCAATCTCGCCGTAGAGCTGGACGCGATCAAACGCGCCCGTCTTTGCGAGAGGCTCCGCGAAGAAATGGCCCTTGCCCGGAATCTCCAGGAAGACCGGGGCGCACTCATCGAGGGAGGCGACCACCAGCGTATCGGCGGGCATGTTTCGGTCGAGCATAATGTTGCACGCGCCGAAATCGGTCTCGATGGTCTGGACGTTCACGCCGCCGACCGTGCGGGACGACTCGCGGTAGGAGTTGTCCTTAATGAAGACCTTGGACAGCGCGCGCTTGAGCTTGCCGCCCACGATGATCGTTCGGGTCTCGCCCTGCTGGATGCCGCCCTTCTCCCAGACCTTCTGCATGAGGTCCAGAACCAGGTCCTCGGTCAGCGCGCCGGTGCCCGCCACGACATTGGTCGTGATGGCCTCGAGGAGGCCACGGGTCTTACGCGCGGTCGTGTTGTCGGTCGGGTCCTGGTAGGTGCCCACCAGGAAGGACTTGTTCACGTCGCGCGCGATCTGCTTCAGACCCTGGTCGATCTGCCACAGCATCTCGTCCTCGGGAAGGGTCACCTCGCCGATGGTGACCGTCTTCTCGCCGCCCGTGGAGCGCTGGCGAGTGACCGCCTGGCGGGTGTAGGACAGCTCGATGGCCTCCTGGTGAATCTCCAGGACGTTGCGATTGGTGGAGCGCACGCGCTCCTCCGCCGTGGGGGCCTCCTGGCCTTCCTTGCGCTGGCGGTTCTCGTCAGCGTCGCGCAGATCGTAAGTCTGCCACTCGTAGAGAGTGGCACCAGCAGAAACGCCGCCGGTCAGGCCGCCGATAGCGGACAGGAACGGGGTGTCCTCGGGGGACACCGCGAAAAGCTCGCCGACGTAGTTGGGCAGGTTATAGGTCGTGCCCTGACCAGTGATACCGGCCATTGTTTCCTCCTAGATCAGGTTGGAGACAGAAGCGAGCTTCGCCAGCTTCAGGCGAGAGACCGCGTTCGTGTCGTTGTTCGCCTCGGCACGGACGAGCATCTCGTCCACGCTGAGCACCTCCCCGCCGGGGTTCTTCGTCCCCACGGTGGGGAGCGTGGGCGTGGAGACAGCCCCGGCGGGTGCCGGGGTGGACTTAGCGAGGCCCGCCAGGGCCTCATTCAGAGCCTCAAGGTCCGCGTCGTCGCGGATGAAGGACCCGAGCTGCGCCGGGATGCCCGCCTTCTCCAGGCGCTGCGCGCGCTTCGCCTCGCGCTCGCGGGCCTCCTCGCGGTCGCGCATCTCCTGGAGCTGCGCCTGAAGGGCCTCGACGGTCTCCTGGAGCGCCTTCACAGCGTCCGGGGTGCCCTCAGCGGGGGCCTCGGGAGCCGCCGGGGCCTCATCGTCCTTGGCCTCGGGCGCTTCGGGGGAGTCCGCGGACTCCTCGGAGGCCTCCTCAGCCGGTGCCTCGGGCGCTTCAGGCGCTTCGGGAGCGGCCTCAGCGGGCGCTTCAGGCGCTTCGGGAGCCGCCGGAGTAGCCTCCGGTGCCTCGGGGGTCTGATCGACGGCGGGAGCGGCCTCCTGAGCCGCCTCCGGGGCCGTGGCCTTAGCCTTCTTCTTCATTCCTGTTCTCCTTCTCCCGAGAAGCCGCCAGCTTCTCAAGCCTGCGCGAGCGAAGCGCCCGCGAGGGACGATCCACACCCTGACCATCCGAGAACATTTCGGGGTGGCCGTCCCGCATATACGCCGTAATTATACGCCCAGATGGTGCCTTCACACCATCTTTCACCGCAGCACGGCGCGCCGACAAGTACGCCGCGTACATATCGTCCGGATGGTAACCAGGCAGCGCCTTATGCTCCCAATCCGGCACAATGCGACAGTCACATGAGTCGTGGTACTCGTGCCCCGCACCTCCCGCGAGGTCCTTCGAGTGATACACCCACCCGCGCGAGGCCAGCAGCGTGCAGAAAGCGCACGTCTTGCCAACCGGCACGCGGGCAAAGCGCGGGGAACTCGGGTCCAGGTCCGCCGCCCGCAAGATCGACCGGCGCGCCCCGGTCTGAATCTCACGGCCAATCGCGCCCGCCACGACGCGGATAGCCCGGCCCGGGTTGTCGCGCCCCAGGCCCGCCGCGTAGCGGCTCAGCCGGTCGATCCGCTCCACCGAGTCCGCCGGAATCAGCGCCTTCGGCGTGTACGCCGTCTTATACGCAGGGCGCAACTCCTGATACCAATCGAGCGCGCCCTGCGTCAGCGCCGGGCCGTAAGCGTCCACGAGGCTACTCAGGAAACGCTTCATCTCCTCACGCGACAGGGGCACGTCCTCGAAGTTCAGGACACGGAACAGGCTCACCAGCTGGTCCTCCGCGCCCGTGAGCGTCGCCCTGACCAGCTGATCGTAGACCCTCAGCTGCTCAGATGAGGTCAAAATCACCACCCCCGGCAGCGGGGCCGCGAGCGCCACGCAGAATCGAGTCCAGGTTATCCCGGCCCCGCTGCTGCTCGATCTGCGCCCGCATCCGCGTGATCTGCTGGCGCGTGTAGCCCAGCTCCTCCAGAGCAACGTCCGTCTTGCCGATCTCCGGGATAGCCTGAATCTGCTTGATCATGGCATCCGACTGGGAGACAATCGACGGCCTGGCCGGGTTGCGCCAGTGCGTCGAAATACGCGCCGCGTCCTCGGGCAGAACACCATCACGCAACATAAGGATGTTGCGGTACACGCGGTTCAGGGCGTAGCTGTTCGCGTCGTTGAAGTCGCTGGCCTCGGTGACCAGCTCCTCGCGCGCCGCGTAAATCGCGTCCGCCGAGGATGGGTTGTCCTGGACGATGCCGAGGGACCCCACCGGGAGGGACAGCGCGCCCGCCAGCTCCTGCGCCAGTTCACGGAGCTGGTCGACGTAGGGCTGCATGGACTGCTGGGGGATCATGTCGACCTCGGGGAGGTCGCCTTCCTCGTCGCGGGAGATGCCCTTGACCGACCCGAGTCGCCAGCTCCAGGACCCCTTAATCTGGTCGAAGGTGGCCCTGTCCACGCCGCGCAGGAGCAGGCCGGGAGCCGTGAACAACTCGGACGACACGTCCATGCGCATCGACGCGCGCACGGCGCGGTCCACGATGGACAGCACGCCGTCCGTGAGCCGCGAGCGCCCCAGCGGTCGATCCAGGTTGCCGCGATAGACGAGCGCCTCCATAGGCGTGCGGCCAAGGTTGTGCTCCACATGCCCCGTGACAAACCAGCCCTGCGCGCCCAGGGGAGCCATGCTCACCATGACGTGCGGGGTGAGCAGGATAAGCTCCGTAGGCCTGCCCAGGTAGTCCACGTCGTTGATGAGGAGTCCGGCGCGGATGCCCCGGCGACGACGGTCCCACAGCGCCGCCGCCGTCATGGCGGAATACGGCAGGACGAGGACCGGCGGGGCCCCCCCCCCCCCCGCCCCCGGCGGCGGCCGCGCGGCGGCCGCC